TGGAACGTATATAACAAGCTGTCTACCAAAGGCCGTGCGTTGGACGAAACCGAAAGAATGCCAGAATCTGGTTTCAAAATTGCGCAGTATTCAGGCACAATGACTGAGTACGGCCAATCGGTTCCTTACTCTGGTAAGTTGGACGATTTGTCTGAGCAACCAATCAAAGAAATAATCCGCAAGCTGTTGAAAATTGACGTCGCAGAAACCTTTGACGTGGCGGCTTGGAACCAGTTCAACCAAACCCCATTAAGAGTTGGCGCGAACGCGGGTACCAGTACCACAGCAATCGGTGCGTTGGATACTAACGGTATTTCAACTATTACCAACAACGTTGCTTTCGGTAAAGGCCATGTTGAGCCAATCGCTACCATGATGAAAGAGCGAGGTATCCCGGCTTATGAAGCAGGCGACTATTTGGCGGTTGCAAGACCATCCACTTACGTCCAGCTGAAATCTGATCTGGAAGGTATCCAGACGTATACAGAAACCGGTTTAGCGCAGATTAAAAACGGCGAAATCGGCAGATACCGCGGTATTCGATTCATTGAACAAACGCATATCCCAGCCGGCGGTGCAGCAGACTCCACGACTTTCGATCCACAATCAGGCACTGCCGACGTGTGGAACAACGCGAAATCTGACTGGATCTTCTTCATGGGTGCGGACACCGTTGCAGAAGGTATCGCAATCCCTGAAGAAATTCGAGGTAAGATTCCTGACGACTACGGCCGTGGCCGTGGTATCGCTTGGTATGCTTTGGAAGGTTTCGGTTTAAGCCATCCTAATGCCGCCGACGCTCGCGTAGTTAAATGGGACAGCGCCGCGTAAATTGACCATTTTCTAAAAAAGTGTATACTTTAGGATCCGTGAATCACTAGAGTATACACTATGAATACTGAAGAGATAGAAGATGCGCAAGAAGAATATAATAAACTAATAACTTTAGCTAAAGAAAGACGATTACGTTGGGAGCCTTTTAAATACGAGCAGCATCACATTTTGCCTAAATGTATGGGTGGAATGGATGACAAAGAAAATTTAGTTCTTTTACGGATAAAAGAGCACCACAAGGCCCACGTATTATTATCTAGGATGCATCCGGATGATGCTAGGTTAGCCAGAGCTAATTTAGCTTTCAACGTATCAAGTAAGGGTGCAGTAAAAGACCAGGAAGAAGATTTTGAAGTGGCTAGGCTAACAGCTGCTGAAAAGGTCTCTAAAATACACAAAGGTCGAAAGAAGTCGGAAACGGAAATCAAAAATATACGGCAAGCTAGATTAACAGCAGCGCCCCGGAAATTTTCGGACGAAGCGAAAGCGAATATGGCTGCGGCGCGGAAGAAAACATGGGAGGAACGTAGGGCTAATGGAACGGATAAATTGATAGCCGCGAAGATAGTCGCTGTACGAAAAGCAAATGGCTCGTATATTATGTCAGAAGCGCAGAAAAAACAGGTCAGTGAGTTCCATAAAGGTAGAACTCCGTGGAACAAAGGTAAGAAAGGTGCTATTACAGAAGAAACTCGTGCTAAAATGAGCGAATCTCAGAAAAGGTACCGTAGAAACAAAACCGGTATAAAAGCAGAGGAATCTGCACAAACCAAAGAAAGCTAGTAATTTTTTAACGATTGAGGACAAACGCAATGGCATACTCAAACCCAAGATTTCAAACTTACACTCGCTCGGTAGCTACCACTACTACTGCGTGGACTGTAGCGGTACCTCCCGGCGCTACTCAGTGCCGATTAATTGATATTAATGCTTCAGTAACTACCAACTTTGTTGGTACCACTACTCCAGCCAACATCGCAGTCGGAGTGCCAAATAACCCATCAGCCGCTGGCGTTTTAACCTTCGGTACCGCAGCGTCCCCGGCACAGGCCGGCACGGTATTAGGGTTTGGCTCGCAATTCCGCAAAGGTACAAACCCTATTGTCGGCACGCTAGACCTTACCGGTACTACCAACCCAGCGGCAGTCTCTGCGCCGTACCCTGCGGCCATTGAAGCTATTGGACCGGTTAGTATTACTTATACGGCGCCTGTTGGAACACCAGCTGGTGCGGCAACAGTTGACGTAACGTTGGCTTGGTTCTAAAATAGCCACAATCGCGAAGCTTTAACGGGCTTCGCAAAACCAAACACATAAACTCGGAGATTGCTATGGGCAGTTACGCAGGAAGAGACAACGTACATGATTTTGACGTTGACAAAGAAAACGATATGCGCGATACGCGCAATTTTCCAAAATCCGGTTTAAAAGCTGGTGTTGAATCAGGCTTGGGCATGGTTGAAAACCTGACCCGAGGCACAGTTCAAAACCAACAACAAACCAACAACAGTATTTTTCGCCAGGAAAGCATAGATGAAGATGCCGGTTCAGAAAACGGCAAGAACTTCAAGTTCCGGTACTAAAACATGGATGGTAGCATTGTGGTAAACGCGATCATCGGTTCGTTTGAAGACGAAAATACCACAATGTCTTCTGACGACCCTTTACAAACCGGATATATCTGCGAGGGTAACGCTTCAGGCCCAACGGGATCTTCCCTGTGGTACGACACGTCAAACAGCACGGATTACGGGCACGGCCAGCGTTACGAAACGGAAGAAACTCGCTACATGACAAAAGTAGCATCGAAAAACAGACTGGGGAATTAACGTGGCAAAATTTAACAGAGAAAAGCCGTATAAATCGGCTATGGGTTTGGTAGCCCCAATGGAACCGTTTTTTTATCAAGATGGGTTCATGTTTAATACCGACGGCGATGAAGTTACCACGGATGAGAATGGTAATTTTATATTAGCAGTACAAGAAGCGGAAGAAACTCCAGAAACGGAAGTTCCGGCAGCACCTAAAAAAGCGGCTAAGGCTAAAGCGGTTCCTGAGGTTGCACCAGAAGTTGCACCAGAAGTTGCACCAGAAGTTGCACCAGAAGTTGCACCAGAAGTTGCACCAGAAGTTGCACCAGAAGTTGCACCAGAAGAACCGGCGCTTCCGGATTTGGACAACATCTAAGAATAACACGGCCCGGTTCCAGGTCACTGGCTTCCGGGTTCTTTTCCAGATTTAATAGGGGCATCCGTGCTAACATTTGCAGATATCCGCCGCAGAGTTAGGTCTCGGCTAGACGATAAAAACCCCGAATACTTGTGGTCAGATGAAGAAATACTGGACTACACCAACGATACTCTTCGTGACGCATGCTTACGCGCTAATTTAGTCGTCCAAGACGACATACCGGTCGCTTTTACGCAGAACGTAGACTTAACGTGGAAGTCAAAATATGCGCTTCCTAGCGGCTTTTTAGCTGTAAAATCAGTCTATTTAGCATCTCAACCGAGCAATCTCTTAAAAGAAATCAGTTTCCGCCAACAGCAGCAATATTATTCTGCCCGAATGGACTTCACGGGCACACCTTTTGCTTACGCGCTCGACCAAACACAGGCCGGAACCGGAGATGATTCTGGTATTTTCGTAAGAACCATTACTTTTATGGGTACCCCGAATAAAGCGGATACCGCGTATCTGGATGTACGACGCTTACCGGTTCTTCTAGAGTCAGACGGGGACGTTCCTGAGATAGATGAGATATGGCACCCGGATTTGATTTATGGCATTACTGCGTTAGCGTATTTAAAACGAGATACGGATACTTTTAACGAGAAAAAGTCGGAAAAAGAATTCGCGATGTTCGAAGAGCGGTTTGGCCCACGTCTTCCCGCTGTGGTAATTCGTGAGCGGCAGACGGACGTCCCTTTTGAAATGACCGTGTGCTAGCCATGAAAGATAACATAATCCATTTCCCTACAAATAGGAGCCTCGACATAGACCCCGATTCGGTATTGAACGGAGCGACGGGAGAACTACAGCAAGTCTTAGTAATCGGCGTCTGTCATAACGGGGATGATTGGGTTTCTAGTCACACAAACGATCCCGCGCAGATATTATTGCTCATCGAGCGATTCAAATTCAAATTACTTAGCGGTGTGTACGATGAAGATTAAACTGGCATGCCGTAGTATTTTAGCTATACTTATCGCAACGGCAACCTTTACACAGGCGAACGCTTCCTGCCGTAGCCAATCTGTAAAACACAAGTTTGATGTGCTAAACGGGTACCCGCACGGTCGACCCGCATTACCGGGGGAAGAAGCCTGGATAGTGGACCATTGGTGCGCTTTAGAATGCGGAGGGGTAGACGACCCGGTGAATATGGTCTACCAGCCGTATTCAGTGAGCAAGAAAAAAGATAGGTGGGAGCGCACGCCGGCGGGTTGCGCTAAAACCTGTACTTCTAAAAACTCGACACCGAAACGAACGGTTTTTAATTGTAAACCTAGGAAAATTAAGCCATGATCCAATTTGCCATATTTTTAGAATTATTAGTAATCGCCTTCGCAGGCATGCTGTACCACTACAAAGAAAAGAGGTTTGATCACATGACAACTTCTTGTTCTTTGTACGAGTATCTTTTCAAGGAGCAAAAGGCCACGATGAAAGCGGCCGGCGCCATGATAGCCACATGTTTTGGAACAGCGGCAATACACACCACGGGATGGTACCCAGGATTTATCGAAATAGGACTCATTTTCGGCGCCGGTTATGGTTTCGATAATAAGTATAATAAAGCGCCTGACGTACTAGATGCGCCGAGTGAAGTTAAGTGAAACGATGGAAAGTCCAATTCCTATTTCTAGGTCACCCCTCTTACAAAGGGGTTATCTATATCAACGCCGATACGGAGACGGTGGCCAGGAAGCTTATATCGGTAATGGTTGAAGCCGACGTCCCGGAGCTGCCGGATAATTGGGATGATATACTGTTTACAGAAACCGACATAGAGTAAACGACTGGAGAAATAAATGATCGCTGTAAGATTTATG